CCCGTTGCAAGGTTCACATTAAAAACATTCTATGGTGTGGAGCAACTTGAGTGCTTCACCCATAGAAGTGGTGATAAGCTGCGAAGCATCCTCTCTCACGGTAGCTATGACCGTGCAGGCCAAACTGGACCGTTTGGTGAAATAATAAAACACCCCGATAAGTTTGAAGTATTCGATTCTTTAAGAGAAAAAATATTTCAAGGCAACATCAAAGAAACTCGAGTGTTCGTAAGGAGTATATAATGATGACACAAGAATATTTTATCGTTGAGGGTAACGATAGGCTAACAGTTATTAGCAATGTGAATGCCCTTTTGGTGCAAGGATGGAAATTGCACGGAAGTACATCTATGACAACCGTTGTACTCGGAAATAACGGCGTAACAAAATATTCACAAGCATTGGTTCGAGAGATCGAAGTACCAGGTGCGTGGGGATAATCCTATAGACAATTTGCTTACATAAGTATATAATATAGGCAACAAAGGAACAAATATGGCAGCAAATAACAGTCCCGAAGCAGTTCTGGAACAAATTATTCGAGCACGAATCTCGTTGCTCCTACAACAACCGTTCTGGGGTACACTTGCAACTCGGTTGATCTTAAAGGATGGTACCGATGAATCGTGGTGCAAGACTGCTGGCACCGATGGTCGTTATTTCTATTACAACAGGGATTTCATCAGCAAGCTGAATAAGCAAGAATGCATCTTCCTTGTTGCACACGAAGTTGAACACTGTGTCTACGATCACATGAGTCGTCGTGGTAGCCGTAAGCCCAAGATGTGGAATGCTGCGGCTGACTTTGTTATCAATTACGAACTCCACGAACACAATGTCGGCAAGCTTCCAGATCCAAAGACATCTGGTGTTACTGCCTGCTTTGATGCAAAGTACAAAGGTATGTTTGCGGAAGAAGTGTATGAACTCTTGCTGAAAGATCCAAACGCCAATTGGCCCGAGTTTGACGTTCACTTGGAGCCGGGTGATGGCAAGGGTGAGCCGATGACAGATGAAGAGCGTCGTAACCTTACAGACGAAATTCGTGCTGCGGTTATGCAAGCTGCCAAATCCGCAGGTGCTGGTAACACACCGTTGGGTGTGAAGCGTATATTGAAGGATTTGGTTGAGCCGCAGATGGATTGGCGCGAGATCCTTAACATGAAGATCCAATCCATGATCAAGAATGACTTTACGTGGAGCCGCTGCTCGCGTAAAAGCCAGGCAAGCGGTATCTATCTTCCGGGCACAAAGGAAGATGTGAAGGTTAAGGCTGCGGTGGCAATTGACTGCTCGGGTTCTATGAGCGAAGATATGCTGCGCGACTTGCTTAGTGAGACCAAAGGTATCATGGAACAGTTCATGGACTTTGATCTTGAAGTTTGGTGCTTTGATACTCGCGTGTATGGCTATGCCAAATTCAATCCGGAAAACATTGACGAGATTGATGACTACGAAATCAAAGGCGGTGGCGGTACTGACTTCATGTGTAATTGGAATTACATGAAGGAAAATGACATCCAGCCCGAACGCTTCATTATGATGACAGACGGCTATCCGTGCGGCAGCTGGGGTGATGAGAACTGGTGCGATACACTGTTCCTTATCCACGGTGATACACAACGTCGTTTGGTTGCACCATTTGGTATGACAGCGTGGTATGAGCCAGATCGCCACTCACCACAGAGCAAGCGATAGTGATTGACTGTGCAGTTAGCCGCTAAATTCGCAAAGAATCGGCTAATTGCAGCTCAATAAAGTACAAGACAACACAAGGCACAAGGACACAAAATGAGCAATTATTTACTGCCGACAGATGATGTTTTCTTAGATGATGTTGCGAAAGCAATTGCTAAGAACAGGTTATTGAGTGAAGCAGAAGTTATCATTGATGAAATGATTCCTGCGGAATTTGATGTAGAAGATGCGCTTGACACTATGTTCACTCCTATATTTGAACGGCTTTGGGCAGGCACATCAGAGCATGACAAGCATCAGAGAAAGATGTATAGAGAGGATGCAAGGATTGCTATTGCAGCAATAAACCTAAAGCTACTCACTCTCGACCAATAGAGAGGATAAATAACATCAATAAGGTATATGTATATTGATGTCAAACTCTTTATTCTTTAAAATCAAAGATAGTGTTGATATAGATAAGCATCGTTTACTTGAAATCTTTTTTAAGGATTGGGTAGACGATTCGTGTAATAATCAAGTTCACTACAAAATCCAGAGAGATTTTAAGAAAGATTGGGAACCAGGAATGGTTCATTACCAAGAGACGTTTCGCGTTGATTTTGAAAAACAGGAAGATGCTACGGCTATGAGCCTACGGGGTGTTCCTAAAGAATTTCAACAGTATCTGGAAATAGTCAAGCAATTTGCTTGACAGGTTAGTATACAAACAGTATACTAGCAACAGAACTCATAGTTCTCCCTAATAAGAATGGTATTTTATGGACACACTTTTACTCAACGCCGATGGTCAACCACTTTCTCATGTTCCACTTTCAGTAGTAACATGGCAAGTAGCCATGCGTCTAATGTTTTTGGGCAAGGTGAAGGTTCTTAAGTCTTATGATGACTGGGTTGTTAGATCACAATTTTTGGAAATGAAAGTTCCTTCTATTGTTATCATGACGGAGCATGTCAAGTGGAGCAAGAACCTTAAGTACAGCCGTTCCAATGTTTATCTGCGGGATGACTTTACTTGTCAGCTTCAAACTTCCGGCCGTTGCAAGGATGCAAAGGGTAAGGTAAAGCTGACCGAACTGACTCTCGACCATGTGGTCCCAAGATCACATGGTGGTAAGACTAACTGGTTGAATGTTTGCACATCCTGCAAGACTTGTAACAGCGACAAAGGTGCTGACCATTTGGTTGTACCTAAGAAGAAGCCATACAAGCCGACCTACTACGAAATTTTGGCTAAGAGGAAGACATTACCGATTCACATCCGTGATGAGGAATGGAAGTTCTACCTTGATTGGCCAGAGCATCTGGTAAAGGTTTTACCGCAGCCAACCGGCCCGGCACATTAGTTAGGTACTAGCTAACTAATATAAGAAAGCACCTTCGGGTGCTTTTCTTTTGGTTATATATTATGTTAATGACAAAAAGAGGCTAAAATCGGCTCTTTTTGTCCAATAAATTCACATTTTCTTGTACGAGATCGATAAATAAAAACGTATAGAATTGCTCATACACCTAAACCATTTTAACGGAGAACAACATGGCAAAAGCAAACAAGAAGACAGCGTCAGACGTAGTAGATGCACCAGTAGTGGCACCAGCACCAGTGGCAGCAGCAACCGAAGCTCAAACAACAACATCAGTAGAACCAGTTCAGCTTACAATTGCTGATCTTCAACTATTGGCTCGTATCGTTGATTTGGCATCACGTCGCGGCGCATTCCAGGCAGGCGAGCTATCGCAAGTGGGCGACGCTTATAACAAGCTATCAGGCTTCTTAGCCTATGTAGAAAGCACACAAAAGAAAGAAGAAGCAGCAGAAGCAGCAGAAGCACCAGCAGCCTAACCAAAAGGGGTAATTCCCCTTTAAGGAGTAATTATGGCAATAGAAGGCCTAAAAAAGCACGCCGGTCAGCTTTTAAATACCGGAGTTCGTGTTGCTGTAGTGTTTAGAAAACTTCCCAATGATGAAGCTAATTGCTTAATTGTTGAAACAGAACGTCTTCCAGACAGCTATCACGACTATTTAATTCAATGCCTTAACAGCAAAGAATCCGTGGAGACGAATGATTTCTATGAAGTCTTAAACCGCAGAACATTTCCGGATGGCCTGAATTGTTTAACAGCACTCCACCAGCGTGGATTTCTACGTAAGGAACCTGTAAGTAACATTACAATGCTTCCATTGCCCGGACAGGCAGTACCATTGGCACTTATCAATGCAACCATTGATAAGAAGGTTGATGAATACATGGCTAAGCAGACTGCACCAGTTGCACCAGTTGTTGCTGCACCAGTTGGAGATCCTGTAGCTGTAGCAAAAGGACTTATCATTCAGGCAGAGCTTCTTGAGAAAGATGCCGCTGCGAAGCGTGAAGAAGCCTATGCTCTAGATCCAGACTCGAAGCCAGGTCGCGGACGCCCTGCACTACCGACAGATACTAAAGCTGTGAAGCTTGAGGAACAAAAGGCTAAACGACGTGAGCGTGATCAACGCAAAGCGGCTGAAGCTAAGGTAGAAAAGAAAGAGGCGGTCATTGATGCCAAGGTTGCGGCTAAACTCAAACGAGATGCTGCGCGGGCTAGTACCAAGTAAATTGTATCGTAAAACGGCTGGTTTTCCCCCAGCCGTTTTCATATAAATAATAGGAGGTACTAGGGAGATGAGTAATATGGCTAAGAAGACAACGACGAGTTTCAATATAGATAGAGCTATTAGTAGAATTGCTAAACCCTCTGTATTTGATCGAATAGTAAAAGAAATAAATGCTAAGGAAATTCCATCTAGGTATATTGAGCAAATCCTTGTTCAATACTACGATGGTAACATAGTTGAACTAAAGGGAGAAGAACTGACTCATCCTATTCCTATAAACAAGAATGCTACTTGGGAAGTTATGGAAGACTCATTTAAGAAGATGAGGGATGTGAAAATCTTTATCAATACAGATAGATTAGAAAAAGATATAAACGAACAGGTAGAAAAACTTTTAGGAAACTATTGTTAAGAATTAAATCTCTTTTCTAACCACTCGAAATCATTGATCAACCTGAGCTTATCAGGTTGATCCTTATGTGCTCTACCAAACTCGGCACCGTCAATTGCACCCATTATAGCAAAATCACCAAATTCTCTATCTTCACCCTTTGTACACCATATGTTAAGTCTATATTCCGTTTCTTCATTATTTTGATTCGGAATTAGCTTTGATGCTAGTTTGACGCACTCTCTAAATCCACTACGCCATGCAGAGTATGGATCTGTATTGAATTTGGTTATATTGCTCACTTCGGGAATTACTTTAAAACTCTTCGATACAGTTGTTGTAAAGTCAACTGGAGATCCAAGGTATGTCTTCAACGCCTTTGTAGGAAACAATTTTACACCACCATAACCATATTCCAAATCATTCACAGGGTTATGCGAATACCATACATGAACAGAGTTCCTATCATACGATGGTGGTTGATAACTAAAATCAAATGTAGGAACTATTTCAGCATCAGCATCAACAATATAGAACATATCTGTTTCTGCTAAACGTGACGCTAACTTATGGGCTCTTAAGATACCCTTTTCGTTCTG